AAGTATTATAAAAGCCTCCACTTTGTCAGAGAAGTTTAAATATGGTTAAGGGAAAAAGTGTAGTATGTCCACAGTGCGGACGCAGGTTTGCGTCCCAGAAAGCGCTGGCACAACACCGCTTAGCCGCTCACGCCCAACCAGCTCCGGCCCTCCGTCGGGCTGCTAAGCGTGTTGTCCGCTCCAAAAGAGCGGGGTCTTCTCTGTCTGTTCAGACAGTTAATGGGAATGACCGTATAGGTCACTGGGAGATTCCCAATAACGCGGGGTCTGGATCACTGTTTTCAGTGATCCCTATAGCCCCGTATATGCTGAACGATACTCGACTCCAAGCCCACAGTTTGCTGTGGGCCAGATGGAGACCGGTCGCGTTGAAGGTGCGAGTGTCGCTGGCTGGTGCTAGCACGACATTCGGATCGGTTTGCGTAGGTTGGTCCCCCGAACCCGACTTTTCAAAGGCGTCGTCGAACTCGCTGAATGCTCAGCGAGTTCTTTCTTTGAAACCCTCGAAAGAGGTTAGGGCTTGGGAGACCGTCGAGATGGTGCTACCCGTGGCAACCGATAGAAAATGGTATCATACGACCGGCATGCACCAGGAAGCCAGCCATGGCTGCCTGGTAGTGACGATTGATTCTGCTTTCGGAGGTTACACGGGCAAGATCGGTTTTACAGCCCACTTGATGTGGACTGTACAGTTCGAGGGAGTAGAACTCGACTCAGTAGCTGGCCCGGTGTCCAAGGATACCATTCAAGCTGACTCCGGCTGGAGTCACTTTTTCACCACTTCTGATTCGGGCTGGGATGCCACTAGACTAACATTTAAGGAGTCTAGTGGGGGTTCAATGGTGCCCTTCTCTTCTGCCAAACCGAACTTCATATACGAGCCAGATTCCAGTACTCGCGTACATTATGTACGAGAGGACGGTAAAGAGGCGGATGCTAAGTATTTCGTCCGAATACAGGACTATTCCACTCCGGGATTGGCGCTTTGTGCGTCAATCGCGGACGCGAAGGCCTATATTCAGACTGGAGATACTACTAAGCTCCTACCCTATAAATCGGCTTCCAGCTGGGTTACTCCTGACGATCCAAAATTCGTCGGTAAGCCAGCTGGGAGCTATACAGCCGTCCGGCCCGAAGAACAGGATTTGCAATCCGAGATCGAAAGATTGAGGCAACAATTGCAACTCCTGGAAGCGGGAAACGAGAAGTGGGAGGTGCTGGGGTCACCCTAGTCGCCTCCCACACTATGGAAAGGCACCTCAAGGAGATTAGCCGCAGCAACGCTATTCTCCTTGAGGGGTTGATGCCGTATTATGATGGTTCGCGGCATAATAGATTAGCGGAGATAGAACAACTTCTCTCTCGAGTGCTCCATTATGACCCAATCCTTGGTTATGCCTTGCGAACTTTTGTGATCGATCCTGTGCCATGAGAAGACTGGGAGCTTCCCCCCATAGCCGAGAGAGGGCCGTAGCCACCAGAAGGAAAACTGGTATTCCCGAAACAAACCCTTCATCCCTGTTACCACCATGGGATGTCGC